ATCAAGGTTATATCAGAGGGTGGTGTGACTGCGTTTGTGGTCAACACAGATAAGGACTCACGATTCAAGTTAGGTGACGTACTGTTACCAGCAAGTTGGAACGCACCAGCAAGAAACTCTGCAAGGGGTAACGTGTTAGAGGGTGGGTTTCCAATCGAGTGGACTGGCCCACTTTACTTAAACTGAGATGCATCATGAACATTATAACAGTCGAGGGTGGAAGAAAGGAACAACGTCAGATGGTCGAGGACGTTGTTTCCTATATGATACAAAGACAAATGCCTCGAATGAGAACTCTGGACATTCATGTAACTCTGAAAAAAATCGCCGATGCAAACGGTTATTGTATGAGTGAAAGTAACAGAGAGTTCGAGATTGAGATTGATAAACGATTGAAAAAAAATGAGTTCATCTCTACGGTGATACATGAGATGGTTCACGTTTGGCAGTACGCAACAAGACAACTGACTCAGAGAGGTTGTAAGGAGTTTTGGAGAGGTAAGGATTACTCCGATGCGTACTACAGTAAACAACCGTGGGAACGACAGGCGTATCGAATGGAAGAGAGTATACTGAAGGAGTACAAACGTGATACGAGAATTTAGTTATTGGATTTTAGGTATTACGTTTGTGGTGGTCGCTCTGATTCCGGTGGGGGGATTATTATTTTTAGAACCAGAGGAAGAGGTGATTCCAAAAGGGCCAGATAGATTACAAGTGATTTGTCTTGCAGAGAATATTTATTTCGAGGCGAGGAATCAGGGAACAGCTGGTTGGATGGCGGTTGCAAACGTGACCATCAATCGTAGAGATGACAGTCGGTTTCCTAACACGATATGCGATGTGGTCTATGAATCACAAATGGAAGAGTCATGGAAAACCAGAAACTTAGACATACCGGACAATCTCAGAAAATACAATCCTGTAAAAAACCGTTGTCAGTTCAGTTGGTACTGCGATGGTATACCGGATGAGATATACCAGAAACAATTGTATCGAGAGATACTTGCGTTCTCAGAGGCGATGCTCGCAAAGGAAAACATACTCGACATAACAGACGGTGCGACACACTACCATGCAGACTATGTGTTACCCTCTTGGGCAAGAACAAAGAAAAAGACAACAGAGATTGGAGATCATATTTTTTACCGTTGGGCGCCTGCCGCCAGAAAGGATTTTTAACATGAAAATATATACGAAAACAAATCAACCGATCAAAGAAACGAAATGGGTATGGATGATAAAACCCTCAAGGGCTGCGATACGCAGACGAAAACAAATTCAAGGTGAACTGACAGACCCGAAGGTAAGAAAAGAAATCGGTTACTGTTACATACAAGCAAAGAGTTTCGCAGTATGAAGTTCACTCAGAAAGAGATCGAGTATCTCAAACGACTGGTAATCAATGAGATCAATCGAGAGGCCCAGCTGGAAGGTCGTGCGGTGGTCTGGAGAATTGATCTCAAAAGAAAACCAGAGGATATGTCTAACGATGTATACAATAAATTGTCAGAGTTAGAAGGAGATAAATAAATGTTTACAGATGAAGAACTTGCATTACTCAAACGATTAGTATCACAAGAGATTCAGATGTTGGATGAGGACAGGGAGACAAGTTCTTATCCTCATTACAAGATTCTCACTAAGATATCTTTACTAGAGGAAGACAATGCCCGACTCGACTAAACTCACCTACGAAGAAACCGAGTTACTCATAGAGTTACTTGAAAACAATATCAACGCAGTGAATCGAACAGAGAATGATCCACAGACAATCTCTGCACTTTATAAGTTGACTGAATCAAAACGAACTTGGTATTCAAATGAGAGCCACTTCTCATCGTATGATGATTCTTTAGAACTCAACGGACAGATTATGATTCCAGAAGAATAAATTATATGAACGATAAAAAAAAGTATGTTACCAAAATAAATATGGACAGTGATTATATGTTTGAGAACGGCACAGTTCCAAAGTCCGACAAGGACAAGATGGACGAGTTTGTTCGTGATATGGCCAAGGAAATGATTAACGATAAGATACTTGACACACTCAATGAGATAGAGAACAAACTGGATGACCTGTCACAACAATGTTGTTATGCGTCTTACGAAGTCGAAGACACGGTACATGACTTACAGGTGTCTCTCGACAAACTCAAAGAGAGTCTTCAGTGAGTTGGTTCTTTATCAAGAGAAACAAAAAACTAGAGGACTACCGAAAGAACTTGCGTAAAGAAAATGAAAGAAGGATTACCGAATATATTTTAAAAGATGAAGAGAGGAAGAAGATTGAGAGATACGTCAAAAAATATAGCTGAGTACGAGGAGATACAGAACTTCACGGAAACTCCTATAAGTAAATTGGTTAAGTTCGAGGTCAAAAAATTGCGTGAGGAAAATCGTAAAATGAAAGTCGAGTTGACTGCAATCAAGAACGTAATTAAAAGGTATATGACAAATGGTAAGTTTAGTCAAAAGACCGACTGAAGAATGGTGTGCATATCGTGACCAGTTTGGAATCTGGCAAAAGAGTGCTACGAAAGAAAGTTGGAACATACCAGATCGAACACAGATGCGATTATTTAAAACAGAGGAAGAAGTCAATCGTTTCCTCAACAAAATCAACGGTCACCCCCCCACCCCTCAAAACTGAGAGAAAGGAAAATAACATTCATGCGTAGAAAAAGATCAAGGTTGCATCACTGGTTGTTTTGGATATGGGCTTGCATACCCTTTGCAAGTTCGTTTGTTATATTACGTTATCAGTTTGGAGTTCACTATGGTATATAAAGAAGAAGACGCAATACTTAAATGTTTAGAATCAAGTGAGAACATTACCTTGAGACAGATCAAAGAAGAGACAGGTATCACGAACACACGTTTGATACTCGAAGTCTGGAACGACTACAAGAACGCAGAGATAGGTTACGTTCCTGACATCGTGCCAGGTGGTGGAGTCGAGGGACGTATTGTTCACCGTAGAGAGTACGAGTCAGATGTGAACGAAGGAAGTGAGATTGACTAACTGGAGAGAGATCACTCATGAGTTGACTGACGAAAAGAAAAGTCAACGAGTGCCTCTCAACATTCGTATTGTTGAAGAGGACATGAGGCCACTGTTTAACGAGACTACTGAACCCAAGAGTTGGGACGACATTCTGTTTATCATTGTGGCAACTTCACCGTTTACAATTCTTATATTATGGGGTTTATATGAAATCTTTTTTAATTGGTCTAATTAATTTTATCAATGACATAATTTTTTTTATTGCAGGATTTGTTGCAGGGGCTGTTACGTTCATACTAATGGACTAAATATTCTCTAAGGAGAATGTATGTCAGAAAATTATTTCATGGGACTAGACGGATTCGTCTGGTTTACTGGTGTGGTGGAAGACCGCAACGATCCGTTTAAGATAGGAAGAGTTCGAGTTCGTTGTCTTGGTTATCATACACCCGACAAAGAAAAAATACCTACCGAAGATTTGCCTTGGGCACAGGTCATGCATCCTGTCACTGACCCATCCATGCAAGGTATGGGAAACACTCCATCGTTTCTAGTTGAAGGAACATGGGTGGTGGGTTTCTTCATGGACGCACAAGAGAAACAGAGACCCATCATTATGGGTACGTTGCCTGGGCTGCCGGAGTATAGGTACACCTCACCAGACGGTGCGACTGACACCTTCAATCCTCGAGCCGGGTTTAATGATCCAAGTGGTAAGTATCCCCAGAATCCAAATTCTGTTTCTGGTCATGATATTAAAGAGAGTGACACCAATCGTCTTGCAAGAAATGATACTGACCAAACTCACAAGGTCATCGAATCGAAGGACACCGCATACGACTTATCCACCGCACCCACTGGACGAACCACAGGTGTCTATGCGTATGATGGATTGCAGTGGAACGAGCCGTCGGCCGCAGAGAGTTACAATTCTACCTATCCTAACAATCATGTTTACGAAACTGAGAGTGGTCACATACGAGAGTATGATGATTCAACCAGTGGTGAACGAATCCATGAGTATCACAAGACAGGAACATTCTACGAGATTGACGCAAGTGGTAACAAGTCCATTCGTATCGTGGGTAGTAAGTATGAGGTGGTCGTTGGATCAGAACACGTTAACATTAAGGGATCAGTAAACCTTACCGTTGACGGAAACCTAAACACTCACGTTAAGGGTGATATGAACACGGTGGTAGATGGAGATAAAGTTGAGGTGATTCGTGGTGACTCATCTGTTGAAGTTCTTGGAACGGTTGAAGAGGTTTACGGTTCAACACAAAGAACCGATGTAGAGGGAGAGGTCACTCAAGTTTATGGAGCTAACTTAAACACTGACATCACAGGGACTTACAACCTAGACACAACTGGACAAGTTGATTTTGTTTTTGGTGGCAATCACAACGTGGATATCGAGGGAACTTTGGACATGGACGTATCCACTGAGATTGACTTACAGTCTGCAACGATTAATTTAAATAAGGGAACTACGTCCGTAACAGTTCCAATAGGATTGACTCGAACCGCAACGATCACTGACCCACAGGGATTGGTGCAAAGATTCTTTCAAGCTGCAGACGTACCAGAGGGGTATGTTAATAATCATCAACTCGCAAAAAGGGGTTCTGATGTAAACGAGGAGTTAGAACAAGACGGTGTGGTTGATGAGTCTTTTGTAGACAACGAAAGATATGTTGGTAAGTGGAATGAATTTGATTCTGACTATCAAATTCCAAACCCTAACAATCTACAATACATCACAAAAAATAATGCAGATGTTCTTGCTTTAAAAAACAAGGCTGGTGACAGATGGGTTGATGATTTCTTTTTACTTAAAACTGATGGTGCATCCAGCAGACGCACTGCATTTACCAAGGCGGATACTCAGAAATTTTTTGGTAAAGGTGATGGCACACAATCAGTCACACACGCTGACGGTGCGTTTGTAGACCCCCCTTACGAGACCACTTTTTGGAATTGGGATAGACAAGCCTCGGATAGAAGAATACGAAAAGAGTTAGGGTTGAAACTTGACACACTCGCAGTCGCATGGCAATCAAAGTATCCAGACCTAGCTAAGTTGCAAGTCACCAGTGGGTATAGAACCATAAGGGCAAATTTAAGAAACAGTGGTGGAATTGCTCATCGCACAGGCAAAGCAGTTGATGTGGTTATACCCGGCGTTAAGAGTGGAGAGGTAGTAAACTCAACACTTGTGGCAGATTTTTTACAACTTGCTTTTGATAACGGATTTACAGGGATTGGAACTTACAACGGTGTTCCTAGTAGGTATAGGATTCACCTTGACTTACTACGCAAAAGAAGATGGCATTTTGGTGGAGTAAACTTGGCAAAGAAACCTGACAATCCAATTAGAGATGTCTTTAAAGACAATGGATACTTTGTGTGATAACTCGTATAAATAATTTAATAACTATAACAAGTAGGAGTTTCATCCGTGGCCGAATCTGCATATTTTGACGCTCAAACAAACAACGACAGTTCGAGAAATGTTCGACAGTATACTGACCTTGATTTATTTTTTGGAAGGAAGGTATCAGATCAAGATGTCAATAAGGTCACTGACGTTCAAGCGGTCAAACGGTCTATACGCAATCTAGTATTACTGAATCACTATGAAAAACCTTTTCACCCTGAGATTGCCTCTGGTGTGTCTGGTATGTTGTTTGAATTGATGTCACCGATCACTGGAAATATTATCGCAAGAAAAATACAAGACGTAATTAGAAATTTTGAACCTAGAGCTCGACTTGTATCAGTTCGTGCGTTACCTGATATGGATCGCAACTCATACGAGGTGATAATAGAGTTTTACATAGTGAACACTCCAACAGAACTTGTTGATTTGTCAATCATGTTGGAGAGACTACGATAAATGGCCACTAATACTAGAAGACTCAAAGTCACAGAGTTAGACTTTGACGATATCAAAACAAACTTAAAAACTTTTCTCAAGGCACAAACAGAATTTAAAGATTACGACTTTGAGGGCTCGGGTATGTCTATACTGTTAGACACACTCGCATACAATACTCATTACTTGGCGTTCAATGCAAATATGCTAGCGAATGAAATGTTCCTTGATAGTTCATCCTTACGGTCAAGTGTTGCCTCTCATGCAAAAACATTAGGGTACGAACCAAGATCGGCAACCGCATCCAAGGCAGTGGTAGATGTTGTGTTGACAACAACGTCTGCGACTAAAACCATGCCAGCTGGAACTGCGTTCACCACAACGGTAGACGGAGTGAGTTACCAGTTCGTGACTATTGCAGATGTCACGAGCAGTATAGTTGGAAACATAGTGACGTTTAAAGACACGGACGTATACGAGGGAACTTACGTCACGACCAAATACACAGTGAACACCTCTGACGCAAGTCAAAGATTTTTGCTTGCTGACAATCGTGCAGACACAACCACTCTCACTGTTAAGGTTCAAAATTCCTCAACGGATACCACATCAACAACGTACACGAAGGCAACAGACATAACTCAACTCACTGCAACCAGTACGGTTTATTATTTACAGGAAGTGGAAAACGGCAGATATGAGATTTACTTTGGAGATGGTGTCGTGAGTAATGCCATAGATGACGGAAACATTGTGCAACTAAATTATGTTGTTACAAACAAGACAGCTGCAAATGGCGCATCGTCATTTAGTTCACCTTCAGCGATAGACGGTGTAACTAACATCTTGGTATCAACTATTGCAAATGCATCTGGTGGTGCAGAACCAGAGAGTATCGCATCTATAAAACTACAAGCACCTTTAGACTATTCCTCTCAAGGTCGAGCTGTAACGACAGATGACTTTAAGGTTTATACAAAAAAACTTTTTGCAAACACTCAAACTGTTTCAGTGTGGGGTGGGGAGGATGGAAGTTACGACACCTCGACTGGAGTCTCAGACACACCTGAGTATGGTAAGGTGTTCATATCAATTAAAAGTACAACTGGACAAAACTTAACCACCGCACAAAAAAATCAATTAATATCCGATCTAGGAAAATACAAGGTATCATCTGTCACTCCTGTTATCGTGGACGCAGATACAACCTTTCTCATACTAGGTATTAATTTTGCTTTCGATTCATCTGCAACCACATCCGACAAAACTGACTTGGAGTCTCTTGTGAATACCACTGTATCAAACTATAACACTACAGACCTTTTAAATTTTAACAATCCGTTTAGACACTCTAAGTTAACTGGTTTGATAGACGACACCGACACCTCTATTTTAAACAGCACTGTAACTGTCACTATGTCTAAATTGGTCACTCCAATACTGAACACAAATTCATCTTACACGGTTGGATTTAATAACACACTATACAATCCTGTATCGGGATACAACGCAGCTGCTGGTGGTATTATCGCATCCACAGGATTCTTTCTTGGTGGAACAACAGAGTATTTTTTTGATGACGATGGGACTGGTAATTTAAGAATTTACTACGAGGTTGAGGCGGTTAGAACATATTACGATACTGAGGCAGGAACAGTAGACTATTCAAATGGAATCGTAAAAATAAATCCACTTAGTATAACAAGTGTAGGAAGTGTTGATGGTGCAACGTCTACAAGGTTTAGAATGACTGCGATTCCTAATTCAAATGACATCGTGCCTGTTCGTAACCAGATACTAGAAATTGATACAACAAACACAACGATCACTGGATCAGTTGACCAAACAACTTCAACTGGAACAGGGTACACTGTGACGACAACTGGAACGACAACAACGACAACGGTTTCAACACCAGCGTCAACTGCAACATCTTCGAGTTACTAATATGACACATTTGTTTTTAGTAAGAGATGGAATGGAGTATCTAAAGTTTACAAAGTATGAAGACATACCAGAGTCTTTTGATAACGTCATTCGGTTTGAGCCAGAAATACCACCAGAACCACATACTGAAGAACAACATGAAGAAATACAAAAGTGGCCTGGTAGATTAAAAGAGTTAATGAAAAGGGAGAGAAACTAATGCCTGCTGTTACACGAATTGGTGATGCTGATGTTACACATTGTTCTGGTATGACTA